CACNCTTTTCTTCACCAATAATTCTTTCAACTATAGTTGGATATGATTCATTTTTATTTCCCCAATTTTTAGCACCAACTTTACGACATTTAACAAGTGCTCCAGAGGCATATGCACTTGGCCAAACATCATAACGAGATTTTACTTTATGGTAACAAGCATCCTTTTTACCATCGCTTTTATTTTTTTTATTCTTTAACTCATGTAAATTTACTTCTTCAGTTTTTACATTTGTTGGTTTAGAACCACCAGTTTTTTCTGGTTGATTTGGATCTTTTCTGTTTTTTCTTCTAAACGCACGTTCTTCTTCTTCGTCCGATAGATTTGATGCCATCTTAGAACTTCCACACTTTGGAGTCGATTTTTGTCCTTGTTGACGCGCACATGGGGCACCCGCAAAAGGACCACCTATCTGCACCCATCCCTTTACAGTTTTTCCAGTTTTGGGGTTTTTTCCACTGGATTTTTTAAACCAATCGTGAAGACTTTCATCTCCAGATTTAGTTTCTTCTTTCACATCTTTAAATTTTTTATGATTCTTTTTGGCCTCTGCTTCCATTTTTTTCAAACGGGTATAATAATCTGGAATTTCATCAAGATGTTGAAGAGCAATATCTCTAGCCAATTCATGATTATTGGTGTGTTCATGTTCAATAGGCTCTCCCATATCAAGTTGATTTTGTATAAAGGAAGCATCAAGACGATGCTTTTTTGCAATTTGTTCAACTGTCTTATAAGATTTTAATTTTGCCATTGAGTTTATAATTACCTTTTTATATTTATTAATCTATACCATCTTTAGATTGTTGTTTTAAAAGTTTAGATAATTCAGCAGTTGAGCCTACAAATAATGCATTGTTAACTGTTGTAGGTCCTTTTGGCTTATCGTCTTCAATATCCTTTAAAGTTTTTTGAAGTTGTAATAATTTTTCTGCAGTTTCTCCCGTGTTTTTTATCAATTGACCAACAACTTCATACGCACGAGGAGCTGCAGTGTCTTGGGCCAATTCGAGAATTCCATTAATTGCTTCTTGTCCTTTTTCAATTAATGAATATAAATTTGCTCTTGCATATTCATAATCTTTTTTAATATCAATATCTCCTATAATATCTGGTTTAATTTCATCTACGGAAAGCTGTTCTTCTGGTGAAACTATTTCTCCCTTTACATTAAAAGTTTTATTTAATTTATCAAATTTTTTTGTCATTTTCATAGATATTATAAAATAGATCCAGTAAATCCAAAATCATCTCCTATTTCTATTAAATTATTATCTGCAGCTGTTATAAGTTTAACTTCAGTTCCTGATACNTGATTTGAAACTTGTGTAGAATCAGACCCCCTTACAACAGTTAAAATGTTATTTGATTTTGATTTNACATACATAGACTCATCATTTATTGTAATGTAAGAACCTGATGATATTGTAGATGCATTAACTACTGNAATTAAATATTCTGAGGTATCAATATCTTTTGATAATGTNGTAACAACATTATTTGTATAACTTTGCAATGCTCTTGGTGAAGATGAATACACAAGGTCTCGTCCTGTAGATTTAGAATCCGCTCCTGGAGAATTTGCAGACATNAATCCAATAGAAACTTTTTGAATAATATCTTTTTCTGCTTTTGATACAGGTCCAAAAAGATATATTTTAGCAGTAAATCGTAAAGTATAAATTAAAGCCCGTCTTGTACTAAAGTCTCCTTCATAATCATCTGTCATAGTAATTCCCTCTAAAACAACAGGAATATCTCTTTTTTCATCTATTTCATCGATTAATTTCAAAGACATATTATAAGAAGGTTGAAAATATGGTAATATCTGTTCTATTATTTGAAGCATATCATCATTAATTTTAGTCATAATATTGAGTTCAAATTCCATATTATATGGAACTGGCATAAATGATTTTCTAACGTCTTTTTTATCTGAACTTAAAGATGTAACAAAAGTTTGAGTTGTTGTTACTTTTCTTGTTGAATCATAATTTAAACCAATGAATTCAAAGGACATTCTTGGTAATGTAATTTGAATCGGTTTATTTAAATCTGGAGATTGCTCCAATCTTGCTAAGAATTTTTGAGATGGTCCATACGATAAAGGAACTTTTATCTCACTTACTACCTGAGATGAATTATTTTTATGTTTAATTACAATATCATTAAACAGAGAGCCAAATGATATTATAGTTTTTCTTAATATTTCGTGATAAAAATATTCAAACATTTAAAAGATACCTTTAGACCATATTGATATATTTAGGGCATACCAAAAGGATTTTTTTCGCTAAAGTCTATAATTGAAGCAGATTCTTCCTGTATATCTTTATTTTCTGCATAAAAATCTGTAACATTATAATTTTGAGTTGAAATTAATTTTCTAGATGCGCTACTAGCAGTTCCAACTATACTTTCACCTGGAGTAAATTTACCTGAAACTTTTGATACTTTAAGTTCATTTGCAGTTGAGTTCCAAGAGTTAACAATGGCTTTAGTTCCACTTGTTGAGCCAATAATCATTTCATTAACTTTAAATGTTCCAATACTTACATATGGTGGAGCTGCTATAGTTATTGTAGGTATTGAAGTATAACCGACTCCACTATCAACTAGAGAAATTGAAGTTACGACTCCAGATGAATTGATACTCGATACTGCAATTGCAGTTGTTCCAATTCCAGGAGAACTTACCGTGACAGTTGGAGATAATACATACCCAGAACCTCCATTTGTTACACTAATAATTCCAACTATTCCATTAGCAATTTCTACAGTTGCTGTAGTTCCAGATCCTCCACCACCAATAAATGAAATACTTGGAGTAACAGTGTATCCTAAACCAGAGTTTGTAATTAAAACACCTTGAACTTTATTTGATGTTACTCCATTACAATCTATAATATCAGATATCATAGTTGCTATTCCAGTTGCGGTTACACCGCCAGCTGGAGCAGATGAAAATACTACATTTGGAATTGAAGTATACCCTCTACCTCTATTCGTAATTGTAACTTTTCTTACTCCACCATTGAATATTGATGCAACCGCTGTTGCTGTGGATGCAATTCCCACTAAAGTTAAAGTTTGAACGTAACCTTGGTCCTGTACGTTATCATCTATATTTTCTATGCTAGTATCAATAAGTTCATCTTCATATCTGAATAGTTCACAAGTAAGTTGATATGTATAGTTCTTTTGTAATTGATAAAATGGTTTTTCGTGCTCTACATATTTTATTTCAAAAAGTCTATCACCCAAAGGAAAATAAATTAAATCACCTTCCTTTGGTCTTGATGATAATTTTATATCTGTAATATCCTTTATCAAAGGTGAAATGTAAGTTTCAAATCTCTCCCTTGATATTGTGATTGTTAAATCGTCTAACTCCTGTATTCCAAATTTGGACATCAATGTTCCCAATCCATTATACCCATCATAAGTTTCAACATAGGCTTCTATTGGATAAGCGTTTTCAAATTTAGATTCAATAACTTCCTTTATAATTGATTTAGTTGTTACATATTTTCTAGGTAAGTAATATACTTCAACTCCATACATTCTCAATTGTTCATTGATTAAATCTTGGATTAATCCTTGTTCTGTTTTTGAACCTTGTTGGAAAAATGGATTAAGCATTTAAATCTACCCAATCATATCTAAAGGCGGAAGTTCATAAGTAGAAGACATTTTTTCCATCAAAACATCGATTTCTCTTTGTGCATCATCATACATTTGTCTTCCATTCAATTCCACTCCACCAGGAAGCTTAACTCCTGTAAATTTCATCATATTTTGCCCCCATTGTCTTTTTATCAATGAGGTTAAATAAGGTTTTAAGAATGAATCATTCCATACTCTTGAATAATCATTTGGATCTAGAGCTGCATAGCAATCTATAATAAAATATTTACCCACAGATACTGAAGACCAATCAATATCTAAATATAGTCTATCTTGTCTTTTATTAAATCTTATTTGTTTTTGTGTATTTAAAAGAAAATCTAAATCTTCCAAATAAGTTTTCACCATAGCATAACTAAGAAGTTCTACTGAACCCCAATAGTAAATATCATTTAAAAATAATTGATATTTTACACTGAACATATTATGTGTAATTGTATTTGTACCATCAAATGTAAATATTTTATTCACCCCAATAACATTTGGGGGTACTTGTAAGTAATTGCTATTTTCATAAAAATTAAATGTTGTTGCAGTTCCAACTATATTTGTTGTTACTGAAGTACTTGCAATACCTACAGAACTTTTAGCATTAGCTCCATATCCAGCTCTACCCCTATCAATGTCATTTTGTGTTACTTGATACTTAAAAAACGTTGGGTATACTCCATCAAANTGNCTTTCTTGAAAAAACTGAACTGCATCATCAACTAAATCTTCAATTTGCTCATCCGCAACATTAATTTCTAAAACTGGCGCTCCCAGTTTTCTTTTGCAGTAATCAATTAATTCTTGTCTGGTGGATGGTTGCGCCATTTTTATATTTTATTCCTTAAAATATTTAGATAATATTTTTAACATTAATATTTGAAACAACTTCTTGCTGTTTTAAATATAATTTATAAAAAGATTTTGCAATATCCCTTAAACTTTTACAGTCATTAATTGAATCAATTTCTCTTGAATATTTTACATACTCAAAATTTTTATTTAAGCTTTCAAGAACAATATCATCTGGGTTCATTAATAATACTCCTGAGTAATGTTTTTATTTCATCTAAACTTGTCTTTATAGTTGTTATTTCATTTTCAAGTTCATTGATTTTTGATTGTTCACCTTTAACTTTATTTCTTCTTGTAATATAAGTATCATAATCACTTTTATTTGTATTAACTATTGCATTTGATTTTAGATCTCTATAGAGGTCCTTTTGACCTTCAACTGGAATTAAATTCATATCAAGCAAGGGCAATAACTCTTAAATTTTTTATGATTGGAACAAAGGCTTGAGATTTACTTGTACCAATTAATTTAATTCTAAATTGTTTAAATGTATTTGATAAATTGGCTGTGAATGTATAATCTTTAAAATCAGATGGTGTGGGATTACTTATAAATCTATCTTGCTTAGTCATTTTCAAATCTGGACTTCCATCATTATTTTCTAAGCTAATTGATGACTGGTTATCTGGATTTATATTTCCATAACCTGGGAATAGGGTAAATGTGTTATTATTTTCACCAATTGAATAAAGTAATCTGATATCAGAATCATTATGAATATATGCATCAAGTAAAACTTTTATTGAAGAAGCTGGGTTATCTAGAATAATTTGATTTGATATGTAGGAGAATAAATTTGGGTCATCACCAATTGTATTAACTCTAGGATCTTTTATATAATCTGAAATAGGATTATTAATTTTATTACTAATCAATACCAAACTATTGTTAGATAAGTCAATTGTAGGACTAACTCTAGAATCTGAAGTATTTAAATTTACATTTAGACTAATAGATTTGTTTGCTGGAATTCCAGTCAAATATGTAGACTCATTAATTTTAGACGCAATAATTCGTGATGAATCAAAATAATTTATTGTATTATTTGATATATCTTGTAAACCTTGATCTACAAAAGAAACTTCATTTCCACCCAGACTTGTTCCACTGATTGTTCTAATTGATGATTTAATATTTGTACCTGTTGGNGAAGTCTGTCTTATATTTGGTATAATCATTTCAAATGGGATATTATATGTCGCTTGACCGTTAGTTCCNCCAACTTTACTTGTTCTATTAAACTTNAATNTCCCAAATCCAGTATTTACACTTCTATCTACTCCATCAGTAGACATATTAACTTTAACGTAATAATAATCCGCACCTATTCTTTCTTTAATTGCACTACTTACATCAGATAAATTGTGAGTTTTATTGATTCTTCTCAACGAAACTCCATTTAATTCATATTTTTCAACAAAAGTATCTATTGGATAATTAAATCCTTTTGTTGAGTCAATCTCCCTTGACACACCAGTCAAACTATTTGAAATTAGATTTACTCCAGTATAACTCAATATTTCATTTGCTATTCTAACATATCCTGGGTTACTAGCACTCACTAAAATATTTTCAAAAACATTAAAACCAGAAATGCTGGAAACAAATAGTTCATTATTAGTTCCACTTGAACTTGGATATTGTGATGTCAGTTTACTTAATGTAGTACTAATTCCTGAAATATTAGAAATTGTTACTTTATTTGATGATGAATGTAAACCGTGATTTCTATGGAAAACTTTTATATGTTCTCCATCTGTAATTGTATTTAAATATGAGACTGTTAATGTATTTCCATTATTAGTAAAGTCAGTTGTTAAACCGGAATTATTAATAAATTTGAGAGTGGAACCAATACTAATTTCCCCCTGAATGTTATCTACAATAATTTGATTATTCCCATTAATTTGAGAAACACTTAATCTCATACCAGTACCCAAATTCTGAGAACCTATTGTGATTGGTGTTAAAATATCTCCTATCACATAACCAAAGCCACCGTTAACTATAGTTGCTCCTGAAGCAACCACACCACCATTATTGATAGTAATATTTGCAGTTGCATTTAAACCGGAACCAGTGATACTAGTTAGAGCAACACCAGAATAGGTAGTATTTGATCCAGTATATCCAATTCCAGAATTAATAACCTTCAAAGTACTAAAAGCACTTCCAGCATATCCAACAAGAGTTCCAGTAGCTGTTGCAAGACCTACAGACTGTTGTATGACAGTATTTCCAAGAGTCAAATTTGAATTTGTAATTGTTCCAGATAAAGATACTTTAACTTTATTTGATTCAACTATCAAAGGGTCCTTTGTCATAATTTGTAGTTTTTCATCAAGATCTGAATTAAAAAACTGAGTAAATCCAGAAGAAACAAAATTGGCCCTATAAATCTCAAATGTTAAATCTTCATATTGACTAGGAGACCACGTTGACGCATTTTGTGATTTGAATAAAGAACCAAGAAGTCTTTGTGTGGTAACTAATACTTGATTTTGCTCAGAATTTAATGTTGACACATCAGATTCACCAAGCCTAGATATCCATACATTATATTCATTTGAATTTGAAATTATAACGATAGCATATTCTTTTTGGCCAGACAGATAAACTGGAGATTCAAATTCAAATGTTGTAGAAACTGAAGCATCTTCTGAAATATTAATTTTATCTGGGGTTAATTCAACTTCAGAAAATGGAAGAATTTTTTGATTTGGTACTCCCAATTCAACTTCTCTAATTTGAACTACAACTGGAAGAATATCATCCTTTGTTCTAAAGTAAAGATCAACCTTTGTGATATAAATTCCAGTTGAGTCATCTACTACAAATGATTGTGCTAAAGGATCTATATATTCTCCAGTAAGTCTAGTATTTGTAGATACATTTGTAACATTTGTTGTAAATGACACAGTTTGACTTGAATTACTTGAATCTGATATAGAATTTTCCTGCCTAAATCCATTATCAACTTCAACTCTGGCATTTCTAAGAGAAAGTGTAGATTGTTGTGTTGTATCAACTTCACCTTGAGAGTAAAAAGTTTCTTCAGCAACAGTAGTAATAACTCCAGGAATTTGTGAATTTGTTGAACTGCTGGTCAATTTGAATCTAGATCTTCCAGTTTCAAATGTTGGAGAACCAGATAATCCACTTGGAACTTGGAAAGAACCTATTAAAGTTCCAATTCTATCTGTAACTAGTCTAACATTTTTTATTGTAGCTTCAGAACCTGATGTTAAACCTCTAAGTCTCATTCCAATTTTTATAGAACCGTAAAAATTAGGATTTAATTCTTCAGAAAGAGAAAACGTATCAATATTTAATATTGAACTTGTTGATGAATAATTTTCTGGAATTGATACATTTCTATCATATGGATTTCTGTCAAATGTATCAGTTGGATTATTGTATGGGCCATATTTATGATTTGATTTTGCAACTCTAAATTTAGCTTCAATTTTATTATTAGATGCTGTAGAAAACTGACCGATTACAGTTTCTCCAACCTGAAATGCCCCAGAAATCATTTCAATTTCAATGAGCTTACTGAAACAATAATCACTGACGTTTACACCATCAAAGAATGGATAAACTTGTGTAAATGGCTTTAATCTTTTAGATGTAAATTCAATATTTCTAGAC